GTCCACGCTGCTCTTGCTAGTCTCCGAGTATGGCACATAGCCAAGGGCTGGGCGAGCCGTGCCAGTGCCAGTTCCTGCACCAGTAGCGACAAAATACTCTCCAACCGTGTTTGCGCTTGCTCCGATTGCGGTGAAGTCGGTGTCACCAACGGTTTCGATAAAGTAGCCGCTGTCTGCCACGATAGCAGTTGCGGCAATTGGGTCGCTTGACAGGTAGCGTTCTTCTCCAATCTTGAGGAAGCGCGTCCAGTAGTTGCTGGAGCGGTACGCCCTCTGCGCCCTACGGTTGATTAGTGCCTTAATGCGTCCAGTTTCAATGCTGGCGAACACCACGCCGCACAGGGCTTGTATCAGCGCAAATAGGTCGGCGTAGGTTCTGGTCTGCATCAAACGGCGTTAGGGGAAAGTTCTGGGTGAAACTTCTGGAAGTCGCGGATAAACTCGCGGTCATGCCATGCGTCTTCACCGTATTTATTGCGGATTAGGAAATACTCATGCGTAGGGACAACCGCAACGGCTCGGCCCAACGCGCCAGTTTTTACTCCACGGAGAGTGTCAGCCTCTTGAGCGGCAGCAATCTCGCGGAATTTTTGTTTTGTTTCCATGAGCTGGCGACCAGAGCAAAGCTCTTTTACCAACGCATCGGTCATTGCCTCTTCAGAGATCATCGTTTGGTTTAGAAGAAAGCGGAGGATGGGGATAGAACCCACCCCCCGCTGTCAGGGATTAGGCGATAGCACCCGGATCAAGGATCGTAAGTGCAACCGTGAATTCGCCGCCAGTAAGGCTGGCAACGGTTCCACCAAAACGAGCGAACACAGGGGTTGCTGCAGTGGTGTTGTTGATGAGGCCGGGTTCCGTGTCGACCGCTGAACCAGTGTTGTAAGCAACCTTGGTAAGTGCGTCGAGGTCGGTGCTGGCGATCAAGTTGGTAGCAGTACCAGTGATGGTTCCAACAGAGATCGTGATGTCAGACGCACCAGCAAGTGCGCTATTAACAACAACGGCTGCGTTGGTGATGATACCACCTGCGGGGAGGGAAGCGATAAGCTTCTCCGACGAGGTGAGATAACCAGTGGTGGCAAGTTCCGTACCAGTGATGCGGAAGAAATGCGTGAAACCACGCGATTCTTGGTTAACGAGTTGTGGCATAATATTTTCTTTCTTTAGTGTTTAGTTGCGATTAGTAAGCGATCTTGCCGTGTGCGCCGGGATGCTTACAAACAAGCGTACCAACCATGTCCACGAAACCACGCTCGCCACCACCTTGGTTCTCAAGACGGGTCGAACCCATTGGGATAAGGGTGTTGAAACCGAGATACTTCGGATTCACCATGTAACCACGGTTAGCGGAGGGCATACAGGAAGGGTTGCCGTTGATGACATTAACAACACCGAAGTCGGAGTCGTACAGGGTCACTGCGTGGGTAATCTTCTTGGCGGAGGCATCTTGGTTCACCGTGTAAACAGCTTCCGAGGAGGCTTGACCAGACGAGCGTTGGAAGTTCGAGATCACCTTGCGGAGAGCAACACCAGCGATGAGTGTGAGGTTATTAGCCTCGCCATTGACGGTGTAGATCGACGCGATGATGTCGTTGAAAGTCGTGTCCGTAGGAGCAGCGCCGAGGATCGAGCCAGAAGGCGTACGATAAGCGGCAGGAACATCCGAAGGACCAGCCGAGTCGAGCCAGTCACCAAGACCACGGAGGGCGTATGGAGTGCCGGCACCGTTCTCAACGGAGCGATCATTGTCCGAGCAGATAGCAGCTTCGACATCGCGCTTCAGTTCACGCATCGACTTAGCTTCAGCTTGAGCAACATTGGCGGGGCCAACGGAGCTAACGGCTTGTTGCAGGTTCGACACGATGTAGTCGCGGCGGAAGATCTGGGTGTAGTTGCCAAGACGAGCGCGGCTAGCGAACTTGTCATCAAAGGCGGTAACATCCGTACCTTCAGAGATACCAGCAGTCGAAGGAGCCGAAAGAACATCGGCAGTCCACTCGCTGAAAGTACCACTTGCTTTACCCTTGGCGCAGAGGCTAAGGAGCGGGGTTTCTTCTGGAGCAAGGAGGGTCAGCTCGTTGCTGAGATCCTCGCGGTTGGAGATAGCGGAACCCGTGCCGAGCTTGGCTTGGGGCGCATTTGGTTGATAGGTATTCGAGATACTCATAATAGTGATTTAATAAAGGTTATTTTAACTTAGCGATTCGTGAGGCAACCCAATCATCGACCGAACCAGTCGTTTCAAACCTGCTGTATGCGTCTTTGACCTTTGCTTTGGCATTAGAACCAGACTTAACCGAACCAGATCCAACTGGGGAAGCGGGTGGTGACACCTTCAACTTATTCCCAGCTCCAGCTTGGATAGCCTTAGCTTTCTTTCCAAAGATAGACCTTGCTGCATGAGCAAGAATGTATTCAATTTGCATCCCAATCTCGGGGATTTCGCGTTTCACTCTGGAAACTAGGGGATCTTCGACCAGCACCTTGTAGTTCTTTCCGATCTCAGACTCTTCGTCTTGGATCTCTGGAACTTCTTTTCGTGCTGCCTCGGAGTACTGCTTGGACATCTCACCGAACTGGGCAACTTTGATCAACTGCTGCTGTTGGGCTGGGATGTACTTGGTTAGTGCTTCCTTGGCGTTCCTGTTGGCTTTTCGGATTTGACGCTTGGTGAACTCTTTGTCGCCAACGGTGATGATATCATCGGGGCCGTAGTCTTCGTGTTCATCCAAGATCTCGTCAGTTGACTCTAGAGTCTTCGTCATTTCGTCGTAGAAGTCTTTAAGATTCTCAAAGCTATCCAATTTACGGATAGCCTCTGGGATCTCATTCTCCTCGACTTGACGAGTCATCTGCGGTTGAGCCGCGAGCTTTTCCTCTAAGGTTCGCTTTTGGGCGGTGAGTTCGCCAATCCGTTGAAGGAGGCGACTCTTACCTTTTTTGGCAAGCTCTTGGATCTGCTCCGGTGAGAGATTCAACAGGTCTATGTCTGACTGCTCCTCGGCTTCCTCTGGTTCCTCCTCGGATTCTTCCTCGGTTTCCTCCACCTCTTCCTCGTCCTCTTGACTGGCAGGTTCGGTTTCTTCGGCTTCCTCGGCATCCTGGGGTTCCTCTTCAGTCTCCTCTGGTGCAGTTGCTTCCCCAATTCTCCGAGCGATAAGCTCCTCGAATGAGATATTGTCCACCGATTCTTCAGCCTCGGCGTTAGCTTGATTGGTATTAGTCATTTTGTACGCTGGTTAACGCCCTGCGGTGGCGATGAGCGAAGTCAAGCATTTAATCCTTACTAAGTCAAGTAGTTTGGTAAGGTATTAGACTTGACGCATTATGTCAGAAATAATGTGTAGTTTTTCTGACAAAACCGTGACAAATACTGGGTTAAATTTGTCACGAAACTTGACGCAAAATGTGACCTTAAATCTCGTCACAAATTCATGAAGATTTCCTATTGACTGGACGGTAAAATAATGTATTTTGGCGTTGCGAGAGGTAGGACTCATCGCTAATCTCACCCCGCTAGCCCGTAAAGGTCTAGCTGCAAGGGCCACACGAGTACTCCTACCTCCTCGTGTTGGCCCTTTGCCTTTTACCAAAAGATCCAGCGACATAAACAAGCAACCGAGGAACGCTAAAACGACCGCACGGAAGCTAGGTAAGAATCTCACAAAGGTGCTGCCTGATGATCGACGAAGCAGCTTAATAAAGTGTGACGACTAGAGAGTTTGATGCCGCCAACTCACAACCTTCGGCTATCTCTAGTTCCAGCCCTGCTGGTGTGTGAATGTCCTTTCCGAAGAGTATACGGGAGTATCAACATAGTTTAGCCGCTTAAGGCGAACTATGCCCTAGAGCCTTCCTCGAATGCCGGGAGTCAAGTGTAAGTCAAGTGTAAGTCAACTTAACCGTTGGTAATGCTAAGTACCATGCTTAAGTACCATGTAGCATGGGACAAAAGAAAAGGCCACAGATTTTAACCTGTGACCTTCTCCCAAACTATGAACGATGAAACGAAACAAAACACCTACCGAAGCAGGTTCGGGAAATGCTTAGGCTATTCTAGCGGGTTTGTCAAGCTAAGACTGAGAGTAGCTCATCCAGCGTAGAGATGCTTCCTGCGAGCTTCATCACATCATTCGATGATCCTGCTTGGCGAAAGTCACCAAAGAACTTCTCACGCTCATCGCGGATGAATTGAACGATTGCTTGGAACTCCTCGCGGTCACGGAGGGCTTCCACGGCTACTTGGATGGTTGGTTTCGGTATCGGTGTCATAGTGGTGTTAGATTAGCGAATACTTTAATAAATCTCTTTTCTGTATCAGTAAGCCCATTTAGCATCTCCAAGGATTTCTGTCGAGTCTTGCCACCATTCATCCCATTGCTCGTTTGTAGCGACTTCCCAGTTAGGGATACGTTCTGCTGCACCTTCTTTAACTAGGCTTATTGGAAGCCATTTTAAGCGGTTGTTTGGATAGATTGCAATTTGACCATTCGATAGTTTGACCACATTACCCTCCTTGTGTTCCTCTAGAAGTTCCACATCACCAATGTCCAGCGTCCCAGCGGCTTGATTCTCAGGCAGAAAGTCAATCGTAAACCAGTAATGCCCAGTCATCGGAGCGCAACCTTTACCCATGTTTACTAGCATCGGAACATCGCAAAGCTGACTCTTCTGCCAGACCTCGATGCTTCCAGACAAGCACTCCCATAGTTGCACCTTGTGGAGTGGTAGGTCAACCTGATCTCCGTCTGGTTCGTAGTGGTAGATGCACTGAGGCGGAATCTTGTCAAAGCAAGCAGCGTATTTATCCACCCATACTTGGAAGCAGAATGGACGATTCCGCATAGCACGGACGCTGACTAGCCACGCTGGTTCATACTCCGTCTCACTACCGCCAAAGGCATCGCAACGGACATAGACTCTACACTTCGGTAGGTTGGCGTTTCTCACTTCTTCTTTGCGGTTTTAGCTGAGTCGCGGAAGTCTTTCGCAGTCGGTGCTTTCTTGCTACCGACTTTGTTCATCTTCTCTCCGCTACCTGCTTTGATGCGAGCCTTCTTTGCGTTGATGTTTGCGTATAGTCCTTGTTTCATATATTATCCCTGTTGCATTCCTTGGGTTTGAACTCCGCCCATTTGAGCGGGAGCTGTGCCGATACGACCGATCTCAGCGTTTTGTGCTTGCATCAACATCATGGAATATTGCTGGCTGTATTTCTCAAGTCGTGCTGCAAACGCCTCGTCTTGCTGTGCGCGTTGCATAATGTCTGGTTGCTGGACATACGCTTGGATCATCTGCATTGCCATCTGTGCGCCATTAGGCTGGGCAGGAACCTCGATGCCAGCGAAGATCTTAGCAAGGTCGTCTGTGACATTCTTAGCGACCTTCTGTTGAGCTTCCTCGGCGGGTTGCAGGACATAGTCAGCAAAGATCGGGTTTATGCTGGATGCCGTGAATTCCAACAGCTTGTTGACATCCATGATTCCGTTGCGGTCGAGTTGGACGAGCGACACCATGTTTTTCAACTGCGTCTCGGCAGTCTCTGGGTCGTTGCTCTGTGAGTCAAAGTTTACCACGATGCTGAAGTTCTCATCAGCCGAACCCTTAGTCATAACTTGGGGGTTTGGATTGCCAGTAACTTGGAAGAACACCTCATCTGGCCCCATGCGCTGATACAACTTCCACGCCATGTTCAACACATCGCGGACATGATCCAAGAACTTGGACACCACGAATTGCTGGCGGGAGGCAGAGATTGGGTTGGACATATCCAGACCAACAGCACGATCTGCCTGTGCGGTCATGGATACCTCAACCTCAACAGAACCATTGTCGGCTGGAGGCGGTGGCCCCCATTGGATCTCACCAAGGCGACGATACGGAACCCTTACTCCTGGCCCCCAATCAGAGGGCGGACGACCAGCAGGGTGCAACAATGGAGGGAGAGTAGCCAGAGAAGCACGATCAATACGAGAATCACGCTCGGTCTTGATTTGCATTTGCGCTCCACGGAGGATGTCCGAGAAGGTCTGTGTTTCGTACATGCGCTTCTGGTCGTTCGATAGGCGCGTAACCACAAAGGGGTAGTCGTCATAACCGTTAAGGAGTTCGTGTTTGGCGAAGCCTTCTGTGGTTGGGTGGAAGACCGTGCAGTAGATGCCCTCGGAGCCGTCCTCTTCGTCGATGAGTCTCTGGTAGCCATACACCACCATAACAAGGTCGTTGTCGTCCGTGATAGGCAAGCGGTCGATTGTCTTGAGCTTCTCGCCGTCGAGATACATGGAATCTTTACCACGAAGTCGCTCGATAGCGTTCTCAACCCAACCAGCATCCCAGCCTTCAGAGGTTACTTTTTTCTCAAGCTCCTGAGATGTTAGGAATGTGCGCCAGAACACATACGGAGCGCGTTGAGGATCAGTCACATACGAGGGGAAAAGAACCTCGCCATCGGGGGCGCATGAGTAAACTACTGGGCAATCTACCGATGTACGAGGGACAGAGACTTCAGCCAAGCCCTTCTTACGAAGATCCATAATGGCTTTTTTTGCACGCTTTGACGACAGGTCGGGGAATGCTGTCTGAAGCATACCGAATACCATCTCGTCATCAGCACCACTAACAATAAGTTCCGCTAGATCGGGGGAGACTTGTGCGATTTCCTCGATGGATACCTGTTGCAAATATGTCCTTTTTTCACGCTTCCATCCGACATATGACACCATCAACCCCTTCTCTAGCAGATAATTAGCACCCAATTCCATCTGCTGACGGAAGTTCGGGATGTAAGACGAGCGCATCCATTTAAGGAACCCAGACACCATTGAGGCCCGTGGCATAGATGCCATTGAGGTCGGGAACGCCTTAATGTGGGAACGCTGCAATGCTTGGTCTAGGATGGCCACAAATGCGTCGATACGCTCTCCGACGACATTGACCTCAATATCACTAGCTCCCTGCCAAGGAAAGGCATTTGCGGCTTGTTTACGGAGGTCGTCTGATTTACCTGGCCAAAGGTTACGGCGGTCATCATACGAGCGCAAGCAGGACTCAAAGTATTCCTCTAAATCAATAAGGCAATTGTCGTAGGCATCAGCCAACGCCATGACATTAGGGCCGTCCTCGGCGTAGATCATCGACTCTTCTTGCTCTTCTGTTGGTGCGCTC